CGTCCTATAGATGATAGATACATTTCAGATAAAACAGGGAAACCTTGTGGTAAAATCCATCCTCCAAAAGTAACTGTACTTACAGAGACTATTACAGAGGAGGACTGGACGATGGTATCTGACACTCTTCTTCTCATAGCCGAATCAATCAAAGTTGCCAAGTCTAATCCAGAGTTGGTCCACATCATATTCAAATCAATGAAATTAAAGGTTACATAATGTTTGGAAGTATTTTAGCAACAGCAATCAACGTAGTTACAACTCCTATAGCAGTAGTAAAAGATGTTGTAACACTAGGAGGTACTTTTACTGAGAATGGTAAATCATATACTCAAGAGCACATTGATAAGTCTATTAAAGACATCAAAGATATAGAAGGAAAATCATAATGCCAGGTATTAAACTATTAGTCAATGGAGTTGCAGGTGCTGGAAAGACAGACTTGCTTCGTACATTAGACCCTAAGACTACATTTGTAGTATCACGAGATGCTAAGGCATTTCCACTTCGGTTACCACACATGATGGTTGAGACTTACTATGATGCTTCTACTCTGTGCTACGGTTCAGATAAGACAGTAGATGGTGAGAAGATCCACATCGAAGGTATCACAGATAAGATGGAAGCATTCAACACCAGATTCGGATTCTACCCATCTACTATCGTCATTGACTCTGTATCACAGATCTTCATGGACATCATCGACAAGGCATCTCAGAAGCCTAACGTATATGGCTCACAAGGTGCTGAGATCAATAAAGAGATTGCCATCCTCACTTCATTTGTACATGAGTACTTGGAGATGAATGGTATTGATGTTATCTTACTCAATCACGTAGTAGAAGAGAAAGCAGATGGAAAGCCTACTGGAGTTCTTGAAGCATTTGGTTCAGGGAAGTTCCTACAGAAAGGTGGATTCTACTCCACAGTAAACGAGTCTATCACAGTATACATCTCAGGTACACACCGTATGGTCCACACCAGAGAGAAGGACAAGTGTGCTAGAACTATGCTCCCAGACTTGCCAGACAAGATGTACGTAGAAAATACAGTGTATCCAGACAAGAGTAAAGCACTCAAAGAAGACGAGATATACTTCTCACTTGCATCACACATGGAGAAGCTACGAGCTAATCTCAGTGATCTAGGGGAGTTTTCGTTTTAAGTAGCTGATACAGCACACCAGGGGATCTTACCTTCCAGAATTTTTAAAAGGAGTATACATGGCATTTTTTAAAGTAGACACAACAGCAGCTGCAAAAGCAGAAGGTGGTAGTAACCATATCAATCAGTCAGGCATCTATGATGTTACTATCAAGAACGTAATTGTTCAGACTAACGACCATGGTGCTCGTTCATTGGACTTGTACATTGACAACGCAGGTACTCCTCAAGTACTCTTCTCAGCTATTAAGCTTGACAACAACGATGGTAGTGCAAACTTCCAGGCACCTATCTTCAGCAAGCTCTGTGTAGTTGCAGGTATTGAGGATGTATCTGATCCAGAAGAAGCTACTCTTCCTATTGGTAAAGACAAAGCTCCTAAGGATGTAGCAGTACTTCCAGACTTCGTAGGCATCGAAGTGAAGATGCGTGTTCAAATGGAGTACTCAGTCATTCCAGAGGGATACTCTAAGTCAGGTCAGATCTCTGAGAAGAAAGTCATCAAGGCATTCTACACAGCATCAGGAGCATCTGCATCTGAGATCCTCAATGAAACTGAAGCTGGTATCCAGTTAGGTAAAGATGAGAAGTATGCTGAGAATGTCACATACAAGAACGATCTTACTGCAGAGTCAGTTGCAGCATGGATTGCTGGAGGTCGTGGAGCAGAGAAAGCTTCTACCGGTTCAGCCACTGCACCTAAGCCTACATTTGGTAAGCCAAAGTTCGGAGCTAAGTAATGACAGAAACACTACTAGAAGAGGAGATTCAGGCTAAAGGTTTGAATGCTCCTAGACTTACACCTTCACATATTGATGCACAAATAAAGTACTGTGAGTATTGGATTGTACCTAATACCACTACTACAGTATGTGCTATCATCATGCAGAATAACTTCGTAGTTACAGGAATGTCAGCTGCAGCTTCTATGGCTAATTTCGATAAAGAGATTGGTGAGAAGATTGCACATGAGAATGCTAGAGAACAGATCTGGCAACTAGAAGGGTACTTATTAAAAGATACCCTCTTTAAAGCAGGAATTAAGTAATGGAACTCCAAGTAGATCCAGCTGATGGAAAGTTGAATATTGTCTTCACTCTTCAGCCAGACATCATTGCAGCCACTATTACATTTGAGAACTCACACTTAGTCGCTCAGCATCTGACCTCGAATCCAGAGGTAGCTAGAGCTCTTTACGAAGAACTGTCCTATTGGGCAGACAACAACCAAATCTAAAGGACTACCATGTTTGAACAATACACCACACTCGTCAGTAAGTTTCAGTCTGAAGCAGAGTCATATGCTTCTAAGCCTACCAAGGCATCTTCTAAGTGTCTTCGTGACCTTATCAATCAGATGAAGAAGATTGCTACTGCAGCTAAACAGGAACTCATTGACCTAGACAAAGGAGAGTAGATGCCCGCCATTCTAGCTCACACACATATTGCTCGTACAGTCATGATGGTAGTCATTACATTGATCACCATGTTCCAAAAGCTCTCATGGCTATTCAGCTACAAAAGGAAGTAACATGCAGATCACACTCACATCAAAGGAATTCGATGAAGCAGTCTCTCTTTGGCTACAAGCTCAGGGTTTCACTGCCAGTACTCATAGCATTAGCACTCGTGTTATTGCTGGACGTACTGACAGTGGTGCTGGGACTCGTGTAGAAGTCACACTTGAACCAATCCTTGACGCATCTAGAAATGCTCAGATACAGAATAAGTATGCTAAAGCTGTTACTCCAGTATTTGAAGCTATGAGTTTAGGAGGTACCCCAGTTGTAGGTACATTAGAAGCTCTAGTAGCCTCAGCAGAAAATCTTCCTACTCGTAAGTTTGGACAGCCACAAGGACATGCAGATGAGTAGATCATGGGAGACTCTCCCTCCATTCTCACAGGCTGTTTACAAAGAAACTTACTTCTTACCAGGTGAAGATTACGAAGGTTGGTTAGATCGTGTCTCTACATCCTATCAGAATGATCCTGAGCATGGCTTACGTATGAAGTCATACATCAAAAACCTATGGGTACATCCATCTACGCCACCTTCTACATCTGCAGGTACAGACAGAGGACTTCCTATCAGTTGTTTCACTAAGACAGTATTTGATGATAAGCCTTCCATCTTCCAGAACTATCAGGAGGCTATGAACCTTGGAGCTTACGGTGGAGGTATTGGTACAGATTGGTCATCAGTTCGTGAAGTGAATCACCCAGTAGGACAGCATGGAGGAGCGTCATCAGGAGTCATACCTTTCCTAGGTATCTCAGATAGATCTACTCTTGCCATCTCACAGGGAGGATCTCGTAGAGCTTCAGAAGCAGTGTACATGCACATCTCTCATCCAGAGATTGAAGAGTTCATTGACCTTCGCAAGGAGACCGGTGATGCTAATCGTAGATGTCCGAATCTCCATCATGGTGTAGTTATCTCAGATGACTTCATGTACTGTGTTATCAACGATGCTGACTATGGACTATTCTCCCCTAAAACAGGAGAACGTATCAAATCCATTAAAGCTCGTAAGATATGGACTCAGATTCTTGAAGCTCGTATCACTACTGGTGAGCCATACATCATGTTTGAGGATACAGTCAACGACTTAGCACCAGCTGAATACAAACAGGAGAACATTCATGTCACCACATCTAATCTCTGTACTGAGATTACACTCCGTACTGATGCTCAGCATTCTGGTGTCTGTTGCCTTGGCAGTATTAACCTTGAGTATTGGGATGAGTACCAGCATTGTTTCGATCAGTTCATTGCTGATTGTACTGACTATCTTGATAACATTCTTCAGTCTTTCATTGATCTTACTACTGATCTACCTGGTTTTGAACGAGCTAGAGCTGGAGCAGTGGATGAGAGAAGTATCGGATTAGGAGTAATGGGTTTCCATTCTCTCCTACAGTCTAAGTTGATCCCTTGGGAATCTCCTATGGCTAAAGGCTTGAACCTAAAGATCTTCCAACAGATCAAAGACTCAGCTAATTACCACAATAGTTATTGTGATGGGGAAAGCCCTATGGCAGACAGACATGATAGTAGGAAGCGTAACATTCATGTCACAGCTATTGCACCTACTATGTCTATCAGTTCACTCTGTGGTGTTGCATCCTCAGGTATTGAACCTTGGGTATCGAATGCTTTCACTAAGAAAGTTAAACAGGGTAGTTTTGCTATCAAGAATAAATATCTTAGAAAAATCACTAGGGAGTTTTCTACTAGATTATATCCTAGTACTTCTGGTTATGGAGAGACAGATAGAGTCTTCTGGGAAGAGGAACAGTGGGATTCTATCAAGAAGAACAATGGTTCAGTACAGCACTTAGACTGGATGCCTCAGGATATCAAGGATGTCTTCAAAACTGCATTTGAATTAGATCAGCGTTACCTACTTGAGCTTGCAGGAGATCGTTCTCCTCTCATTGATCAGGGACAGTCTCTCAATCTATTCATCCCAGCTGGATCATCAGTCCAGTACATCTCAGATCTTCACATCCTAGCTTGGAAGAAGAAGATCAAGTCCCTATACTACGTCAGATCATCAGCAGGTGTATCTGCCTCCACTACATCAGGAGAACGTAAGCAAATCAACACTAAGGAAGTAGATATGATGTCAGATTCATGTCTAAGCTGTACATGAGTAATCTTATTCACATGAACGGAATCCAAACCTTCAAAGGTAAGGATGGCTTTCGCTATCCAGACTTTTGGAACTACTACAAACAACACGACAGATCTCACTGGGTAGCTGAGCAGATCTCCCTATCCAAAGACCTCCAGGACTTTGAGAGAGCATCTGAGGAAGAGAAGCGTATCATCACTGAGACTATGAAACTATTCACACAGAATGAAGTCATTGTTGCAGGATCAGGATATACTACTCTTCTAAAGATATTCAAACCTATGGAAGTACGTGCTATGCTGTCTAACTTCATGGCTAGGGAGTACACTCACATTGAGAACTACTCTCTCTTCACTGAGACTATAGGACTTCCTAACTCCATCTACTCAGACTTCGTTGATATCCCTGTCATGGCTACCAAGACAGACTACCTTGACAAAGCACGAGTAAAGAAGTTTGAAGAGTACAAAGCTATGGGTCTATCAAACATTGACATTGACAAAGCCTACCGCTCAGATATTGCTGCTATGCTTGCAACCTATGGGGGAGGAGCTGAGGCTATCTCTCTTATGGCTCAGTTTGCTATGCTACTAAAGTTTCAGTTTTCTGGCAAGTACCCAGGTCTATGCCAGATTGTGGAATATTCGATAAAAGAAGAAAATACCCACTTCATCGGAAATGCACATCTCTTCAGGGTATTCATTTCAGAGAACCAGGACATATGGACTGACGAACTGAAGTATCGTATCTATGAAGCTATCCGTGAGACTGTCTCATACGAGCATGCTCTCATTGACTACCTGAATCCACCTCACATTGCCAACTCTGACCTCAAGCGTTACGTTGAGTATAGAGGAGATATTGCCCTGAAGGAACTAGGTATGAAGCCTAACTGGAATACATCAGTGAATCCTCTGCCATACATGGATGACGTTGTAGGTACTGTCCTCACAGACTTCTTCAGTGGTAGAGTCACAGCCTATAGCAAATCCGTTGAGGGTGACTGGGGAGACATTCAGTATGCACAATGGAATACCTAAGCTCCACAGTAAAGAGTATCGTATTATCTTTCATCACCATGTAACGAATGACTTGCTAAAATACAAGTTCAAGAGTCTAGCATTTGCAGAGGATTTCTTCTCTAAGTTAGATCCTAAGACTAGTACTATGTACGTGATAGAAAGGATACGATAATGGACAACAAAGAATACAATCGTAAGAGAGATCTCATAGCATCTTCAGAAGCTTCACCAGAAGTCAAAGCAGAAGCTATGGCTAAGCTTACAGAACAGTACGTAGGCATCAAGATGAAAGCTATGGCTCTCATCAACGAATGTGCTGCAGACCCTATCAAAGGAGACTAGGTGTCATCATCAATGAAACAGTTAAAAGAGGAGTTACAGTAAGATATGAAACAATCATCAGACAACCCAGTTGAACCATCTCACTATACTTCTATGAGCATCTCACCACTTGAGTACATAGAGGCTAATCCATCTGCATTCACTTGGTGTACTGCTAATGTCATTAAATATGTTAGTAGAGCTAAGATGAAGAATGGTCTTGAGGATCTAAAGAAAGCAGCTTGGTACTTGAACCATGAGATTGAGAGTATGGAGAAACAGAAATGAATGAAGAGTACACATACATAAAAGCATACTTTATAGATGGCAGTGATTTGATCATTCCAGAAGGAAGAGTAGTGGCAGGAACGGATATTGATGTTCTCATTGAAGAAATAGGGGGAAAGTCATTCCTTATAGTTAAGGCTAACATCAAATACCTATTCATAGGAGATCCTAAATGAAATGGATTGATTCTCTCCGTAAGTGGAGATCAGATCGGAACATGACTTCACCTAGTGGAGCTATCATTAGTATGCTTGAAGAGGAACTCACTGAGTACTCTGATGCTAGGGATGACTCAGATGAAGCTGGGATGGTAGATGCTTTGGCAGACAGCATCGTACTTGCTTCTAACGAACTTGCTCTCATGGGTTATGACGTAGATCTTGTTATGAAGCAGTGTGTGAAGCATATCTCTGCTAGAGTACAAGACCCTGATCAGTACTTAGACTGGACAGTCAATGGCCCATCTGGTAAGTGGCAGAAGTGGAAGGATCAGCCTTCTGATTCCATCTATGAACCAGACTACACTGTATGTAGATTGAAGCGTACATAGGACACTCTTTGGAGTGTCTCATTATATGCTTATGAAGATTCCCCCTGCCACAGCTTCAGGAGATACGATCTCCCATGGAGCATGGAGTAGTCCTCCATACTGTGCAGCTTTGATAGGTAGTGCTTGGTTCACCACATTCAGGTTCCCCACTCCTAAGGACATCTCCACTCCATAGCTCAGGATAGTACTCACAGGATGGTACTTTAGTAGTCCTCCGATCACTTTCTGTACTCTCAGCCAGTAGGCAGGGAACATCAGGATTCCATAGTCACTGAGTGCTTTCACTTCACTAGGTATATTCTTTCTGTAGTCGATGAATGTTTCATTTGCTTTCATGTAGGCTTCTTCCTCCGTGTAGAGTCTTCTGCTTTGTCTGTCACCACTCTTAGGATTCACTTGCTTCTTCAGGTGTTCAGCCAGGACATACTTGCTTAGTGCATCACTCAGTACCATATAGGCTCCACCATAGGCTGCTGCACTTGAGCTAGGTGCTCCTATCAGTTCACTCACATAGGCTGCTACACTTTCCTTGTCATTCTTCTTATTCTTCAGTCTCTCACTTGCAGACACCAGTTCCTCTCCTATTGTAGTCCCCTTCATCTTTGCATTGTTCCCAGCTTTATACATCAGCTCATCCACATTCACACCTGCAGTCATGAACCATTTGATTGCTTTAAATAGACTGTTAGGATCTCCTTTTGCATCATGTGTGTACTTGTCCACTGCATTGTTGATATCGTTCTGGATACCAGAGATAGTATCGAACTCTTTCACCACTAGCTCAGTTCCATAGGATTGTACGAAGCCATACTCATGTGCTTTATAGAACTCCATAGTCTTCAGCTTCTCCTCTTGTGCTTTCAGTTTCTTCATAGCCCACTCTCTTGGCTTTCCTTCTTCAGCTATTCTTACATCCATCTCCAGCTGTACCAGCTTCGTTCTCTCAGCAGAGTATTCATGGTATGCACTCCATCCCTTCTTCATTCCATCGTAGATTGCTGCTGGAGACATGTCCATCATTCCTAGCACTCCTAGGTTGGAGATAGTGTCATTCAGTAGTTTCACCGGATTCATCACGATCATTTTCTGCTTAGCTAGTACCACGATCTTCTTGTAGAGGTTCTCCCATCTTGCAGCTTCTCTATTCGTAGTGTTACCGAAGATACTTGCATTCTTGTGTCCTAGTAGTTCCTCGTACACACCTCTTTGCACCAGTGTCACTTTCTGGTTGAAGCCATTGTAGGTTGTCAGTCCAGCTGGAGTCTTGTAGTGTTGAGCTATCATAGGATACTTTCTCTTTAGGTCATCGAATCCTTGTATGTCTTTCATCTCTGCAGACTCATAGTTGATACTTAGGAAAGGATCTACTTCTGTTCTCAATCCGAAGAGCCCTTCTTTGTAGTTTCTCTTCAAGAGCTCTTCTAGAGCATCCATTCCTTTCAGGCTTGAGATTCTTCTTGTTCCGTTCTCCAGGAGTGTTCTTCGTACTGCTTCACTTGCGATCAGATCCTTATTGTGGATGAAGGTTCTGTAGAGAGTCTCTGCTGCATCTTCGATCAGTCCCATCTTCTCTCTCTTCACTTCTTTGCTCAGTAGGACTCTGAATCTGTTTCCATCTCTCACCATTCCATTCTTCACTAGCCACTTAGCTTGATCAGATTCTTCCATCCCTTCCAGCTTAGAAGCTATCATTGCACTCTCTTCCCCTGTAGTCATCACACCATTCACATATCTGTTTAGTTCCAGTCCTACACCTGTGGTGTACCCAGATGCTAGGTTCTCTCGTCCTATCACTCCCATTGAGTCTTTAGTAGGTTCTTTCAGTACGATCCATTCATACTCGCTTGAGTTCTCAGTCTTCTTCATGTCATTCAGTGTCACCAGCTTTGTCTCCATCACTTTAGTGTAGACTTCCTTGGACATGCTTCCATCGTAGTCATTCTTGTAGGTAGACTCATCTGAGTGTCTCTGTCCATCATAGCCCATTCCTCTTTCATTGATCTCTTCTGTTGTATCTCTGTTGAGCAGTGCGATTGACATCATCCACTTTCTCAGATCAGGTTTCATGTCACTCAGTAGTTTCTGACTCCCTGGTATCATACTCATAGCTTTCAGTGTCACATACATCTTAGCAGCTTCACTCTTGTCCTGTACGAAAGTCATATTCACCAGTCCAGTCTTAGTCTCTCCAGTCACATAGTATTCAGCTAGTGAGTCTAGTTCTTCCTTGCCTTTCACTTTCAGACTTTCCAGTGCATCCTTCAGAGACATTGTTCCATTCAGTATCTTCTCTCTCAACTCAGGGATTGCTCCTAGGTTTGCTATAGCAGTGTCATTGAACATTCTATGTATCACCTTCTGATCAGCTTTAGAGTATTCATCTTTGATCTGTCTGTGCATCTCTGCCATCTCGATCAGGTGTTGCTTGCTTGCTTGCTGGTAGTCAGCTGCTAGTGTCTGCACCTTGTTCATCAGCACTTGCTTAGAGTCTCCAGACAGTCCTAGTGTCTCATGCATTCTCTTAGCAAAGTCACTGTCGTAGAAACCATGACGGATCATCTCCATACCTTCTCTGTACAGCTTGTGGTTGATCTTCATGTATCTGTGCCACTTAGCCACTGGAGGTCCCATGTGCTCTAGCATAGTATCTCCCCAGATGATCATCCAGTCACTCATTCTGCTGTTCTGTGCAGCTATCACATCATTCACATAGTTGTATGGTGCCATGAACATATGCTCATTCACATCCTTAGGTTCTGCCATTCCTAGTGTTCTCACAGGTTTCTTCTTTGCAGTCATCTTCAGTGAGTTTGCTCTTGCATTGTGATCCAAGGACATTAGTGCTGCATTGATATTCTTCACTGAGATATTGCTACTCATTCCCTTCTCTAAAGCAGCTTCCACCTTCTCAGGGTTAGTCTGTAGTAGTTTGTTCACATACTCTTGCACCTTAGCTATGAAGGCTTCTAGCATTCTCATCATCTGACTTCCTGCTAGGTACTTCTGTATTTCCACAGCCACATCAGGCTCACTCATTAGGATTGCCACTAGTTCAGGTATCTTGTCATTTGTATCTACACTCTTTACATAGTCCACCCTATCAGCAGCTTTCTCACTGAGGTTGTCTCTCCATGATCTGTTGTCTTCATTCATGATCTTGTCCACTAGTCTCTGCATGTACCGGACATCAGTAGCATTCTTGTTGTTGTCGATATAGTCTAACTGATAGGCATGATCTATCTCATGTGCTAGTGTCTCTATCAGGCTTTCTACTGTATGAGCTTCTCCACTTCTGATATCAGTTCTTCTGCTTGATCTATCAACATCCACTTTCACTTTCTTAGAGAAGGCTTCATACCTGTCTCCTTTAGAGAAAGTCATTGTGGGATCTTCTAGTGCACTTAGTACTTTCTCATATAGCTTCTGATGGGACTTAGGTACTTCTAGTCTCTTCATCATCTTCTTAAGGTTCTTCCCCATGTCTTTCACAGAAGAGTTTATCATTGTACTGATCACATTCTTTACAGTTGCATACTCCACTTCATTGTACTCTTGTACTTCCTTCTCTGACTCAGGTTTCTCTTGGACCACTTCTTCAGTGACCATCTCACCTTTCTCTTCAGCCCAGATGTTGATCCCTTTGTTCCCTAGGATTCGTGTCTTCATTCCTTTGAGTACAGTCCTCTTATTCTCCAGTACTCCATCAGTCTTGTCTTTGATAGTCTGTAGCTGAGCAGTAGCCACTCTCTTTCCTACTTCATCTGTCATCTTGCTGATAGCTTGTTCTGCCTCAGAGATTGCTGCACTTAGGTAGTCATACTTCATTGCCACATCCACTGTGTGTTTGTTGTAGGCTCTCATGATCTGTATAGCAGTTGCTGGATCTGAGAACATTGCGTCATGGACTGTCATGATTCCATCATTGGTCCCTTTAGTCAGCATCACATCTCTCAGTGTCAGTAGCAGAAGAGCAGCATCTGTTGCATGCTGTAGGTTGACCTTGAACGAAGTCTTATTGTTCATCATCTTGTTCACAGACACCAGTTCTTTGTTGATGTCTTCTAGTGTCATGTTCTTGAGCTTCTGGATACTCATCTTAGTGTCAGTTTCTAGCACAGCTCCCATTGCACTTTGGATAGTTCCTTTCCATTGTCCTGTGCTCTCTAGTAGGGTGTATAGGTTATCCATTGTGCTTCTGTACTGTACCACTGCTCCGAAGACTTCATTCAGTGCCTTAGTGTGTACATTCCCCACACTGTCAGCGAAGTACTTGGACATCTTTTTGATATCTTTTGTAGAGATGTCAGAGATTGGTGTACTGTCGAACTTCCCTGTTGCTGGATTCAGTTTAGGCTTAGTAGGTAGAGAGTAGTTTGATCCTAGTATCTCATTCACCCATTCTAGTGCAGACTCTTTTCCATTCACTGCTTCCTTAGCGATATCCACTGCGATTGAGTTCCCCATGGTGTAGGCAGTGTTTGCATCTCTCTGTCCGTAGAACCATGGCATCATTGCATACTTAGCCAAGTCTCTCAGGAACTTTCCGTACTCTCCTTCTCCCTTGCCTAGTACACTCTGCATTCTGTTCATCACAGTATTCACTTCTTCAGCATTTGCATAGGTTCCATCTGGTCCTATCATCTTCTCCACTTGAGTAGATAGGATCTTGTATGGGTCTAGCTTAGCCTGTTCACCTACTCCGATCCCTTCGATAGACTGTAGGATGTCTGCCACTCCTGGGTACCCAGCTAGGTTGAAGAGGGTATTCACCACCCCACTTGCAGAGGCATCACTTTCGATCATGTACGAAGAAGTCACACTCTTTCCGTCTCCCTTACTGATATCCCATGCAGCTCTCACAGCAGATAGTGTCTCGAATGGTCTGTCCATCTTTAGCTTCCCGGATAGGTGTACCAGCTGATCCAGTGTGAGTACACCTTTCTGCTTGTTCATCCATTCATATGCTTTGGCTAGTTCTCCTGTTGGGTTGAACACTTGCTCTTCAGTGACATTCAGCTTGTCCATCACTTCATCCAGTACCAGCTTGTACTCATCAGCAGTCTTAGTAGTGTACTGTCCACCAGTCACCATCTGTCTTGCCATGTACTTGTCACCCTGGTATTCCAGCATAGTTTGTAGGACATGTATTCTTTCATTGATTGCACTCTCATAGTGGTAGTTGAAGCCATCTTCTTCAGCCATCATCTCTTCTATCAGGTCCATGTTCTTCAGCACATTTGCTAGGCTTCCTGTTCTGTTGATCTTCTGTCCACTCTCACTCATCTTAGTCAGTGCAGAGTTGGAGTCTTTCAGTCCTAGTAGCTTAGCCACTTCAGGATTGTTGGAGAGCATTCTGTCCATGTCTCCATCCACTGCATCCAGCAGTTTCTTGAGTTCTCTGAAGAGTGCCATTCCTTCTGGTTTCACTTGGTACTTCAGTTTGCTATAGTTCTTGATGATCTTCTCATGAGTATCACTGATCTTGACACCTTCAGCTCCTTTCCCTGCTACCACTTTGTCTTGCCCCTCATCTGTCACTAGTTCATAGTTTGGAGGAGTGAAGAGTTTGCTGAAGGTACTCAGTGCATCTGCCACTTTGTTCTTGTTCTTTCTCATCCCAGTAGTCTCATCGCTTGTGAGCTTGAGTGTCTTTAGGTTGATCATTGTAGTTCCAGTAGTGGGATCTTTTCTTGCATGTCCTATCTTGCTTGCTGTTCCTTCAGTAAGAGTCTTTCCTTCTGCTGTCACCATTCCATGTGCAGACAGTTCACTTGTACCTTCTTCTACCATCCCTAGCTTCTCTAGTAGACTGATGATTGCATCACCCTTCTCCTTGTAGCCCTTAGCAGTTGCTTCAGGCTCACCAGTCAGTCTTGCTCCGAAGCTGTTGATATAGGCTCTCCCCACTTGTTCCACCACTCCTAGCTTTCTTGTACCTTCAGTCGTTCTTTCCACTCCTGCTTTAGCTCGTATATCCTCTTCAGCCACTGCACCACTCTGGATAGTGTTCACTGCTACAGAGATAGCTCTCATAGCATTTGCCACTGAAGGTTTAGTGTTTGGTCCTAGTATTGCTTCCATCTCTGCTTGTACTTCAGGTAGTCTCTCAGCCACATTCTTAGCCACTTCTTTCACTGCTTGGTGTTGCTCTTTGTTGTATCCTAGTTTCTTCCCTATTCGTTGCATGAAGGTCACATCTTTGTCAGTAGTAGTGTTAAGCCCTTCATCTAGGATAGTAGACACTCTATCTTCTGTCATTGCATATGGATCGAAGAGCTTTCCTTTCTTCTTAGACATCTCTTTCACATTAAGACTCTCATCTAGTTCCACACCTATCTTGTTCATCCTATCATTCACAGTCACCATATGGGAGATCCCTGCAGCATTCATTCTCTCAGTAGTCTTCTCATCATATTGAGGAGCTTCTTCAGTCTCTTGCTTCATAGTCTGTAGAGCATCTTCTACTGCTTTGCCTTCGTTAGCCTGTACTTGTAGGTCAGCATCAGTGAGAGTTTCCCCTTTGGCTATCTTAGATGCTACATCAGCTGGAGTAGTTGTTTGTGTAGTCTCTTCTACTGTAGGCTGTATATTCATCTTTGTTCTGAGAGCATCTACCATATCTAGGGAGCTCTTCACTTCTGTAGTGTACTCAGGAGACTTCAGATCTAGTGTAGAGATGTTGTCTAGGAGCTCATTCACCTTGTTAGCTCTAGCAGTAGTCTTTTCATCCATAGCTTCTGATAGTGCTACTCTTCTGTCGAACACTTGTTTGGCTATGTCATCTTTCACGATCTTCTTAGCGACTACATCCGCCACAGTCTTATCAGTGGATACTTCAGCTAGTTTATTTAGCCCTACATTTGCTACTGATGTCACAGCTCCTGCTCCTTGCATAGCCATACTTGGAGCCATTCCAGCAATAGACAGTCCTCCACCCATCAGTCCACCTACTGCTCCTTGATAGAGAGCTTCTGGTGAAGTTGCTATCTCTCCTAGAGTCTGAGCACCATCTTTCTGTGTAGCATAGGTTTCTTGGACACCTTCTCCATACTCTTGAGCGAATTCTCCAGCAGTTGATCTTGATACACTTCCTACTTTACTTCCAGTCCCTGCAAATACATCTTTGATTCCAGACTTGATCAGTATCTTCTCAGGCAGTAGAAGTGCTAGGTTTGTTAGGAAAGAAGAAGCGTATTGATTTGCATCGAACTCTTTCCCGTTGTTGTTTTGCTTGTATTGTTCTGCTTGGTTACTTGCTCTTGTAGCCGCTACTAGAGGGGCACCAGCATAAGGTATCATCATAGTAGCAGTCTCTGGAGCAGACTGCGCTAGTAGTAGATCTAGGTTCTTAGCAGCTCCCCACATAGAGTCTAGGTACTTTCCATTCTTCCAGTCCTCTTCAGACTTCCGCATATCCTGTGAGAAGGCTTGTCTTACTTCAGGGTCTACTCCAGCCATTGCATCTGCTATAGCCTGTCCTTTCTTAGGATCTAGTACTTCTCGTATAGTCTTATTTGTAAATGGAAGGCCATCTTTATCCTTTAAGATTATTCCTGCTTTGCCATCTCCACCTACTACCCTATCCATGTAGTCCATAGCATCATTGATCCCTAGTTTAGTAGCTACTTTATCCACCATTCTTATAGCACCAGCTCCTAGTTGTATAGCAGACGATTGAGCTACATCAACCATATTTCCTAGCATACCGTTTCCTATACCTGTACCTGGCATATCATTCCATCCACCAGTACCTTCAGTTTTCTTCTGTATACCGCCTTGACGTAGTTCTGCATTTCCTGTGCTTAGAAGTCTATCACTTAGACTCTCTCCAGTTCTTTGCCCTTGTGCTGTATAGAAGTCTCCTATCTGTCTTTTACCAGACACATCCATCTGACCTTGTACACCTACTGCACCCATCTTAGGTTGTAGCATATTGATCTTCTTCATCTCAGAATCATATATCGCTTGGTCTCTAGCAGATAGAGGGTGTTGTCGTAGAGCCTGTGCAGCACTCTTAGGTGTTGCCACCACTCCACTAGCATAGTTGTCCAGCTCCATCAGACTTGCTCTGTAGGCTGCATCTTCTTGTGGTGTCAGATTTCGGATTTCTTTCTTGCGTGTCTCAGGATTGTAGATCCCTTTGTGTGTTGCAGTATAAGGAGATTCAGGTGTATCCACCCACTGACCCTGAGCAGACATACCAGGAGTACCTAGTCTCACTTGCTGAGCTTGCTTAGTGAAGCCTGTAGTGTCTGCATCATTGAACTCAGATCGGCCATACTGTCCTAAGGACTCTACTTGTGCTACATCTTCTTGCTGTTGCTGTAGTAGCCCAGAGTTTGCATAGTAGTCATTTAGTTTTGATTGTTTTGCTAATCCTACACTGTTTGCTTTTGCAGTAGTCTTTGAGTATAGGTCAATTAGGGATTGTGGCATAGGTATAATCCTTATGTTGTATTAACGAGATTATACCATACCTAAGATTACTTACCATACCCTTTGAGATTAGCTTCTAGTTTATCTAGATCTACTGAGTCAGAGAACCATCCTTGACTTAGGTTAGCCACTTCAGTTTCTATTGCAGACTTAGTTACTTTAGGGTATTTAGCTTTCATTCTACTAGCCAGTGTTACTAGGTCAATACCACTTGTGGTACCACCTCCTCCTAGTGTTAGTAGGTCTACAGTAGACTTTCCATTAGTTCCAGCTGCAGGTACTCGATTCTTAGATCCTCCTACAGTTCCCATAGTGAACCCAGCTCCCTCATATGCCTTAGCATTAGCTAGTGGAACATCTATTCTATGAGTCTCTCCAGTAGCTAGTTTCTTAAACATAGGAATAGTTTTACTATTCTCTTTGTTAGCAGCAGATATAAGTGCGTTCTCTCTGGCTGCAGCTCTATTCAGTGCATGTTGCCCTGCTTGGAAGTCTTGACTTGATCCTTGCAGTCTCCATGCTTGATCATACCCTCTTTGTTCTTTCTGTACTGAATGAAGTTGTTTTAGGTCTTCCCCAGCCGCTACCAACTTCATCTCTTCAGTCTTGGTCAGACTTCCATCAGGTAGTTTTAGTCCTACACCTTTCTTAGCCATCTCTTGTATATCTATTGCCATGTGAGCTAACTCAGGGTGAGCTTTCAGCACATCCTTTGTAATGTCATTAGAGATCTTAGTGATCTTCTCTGCTGTTGTTCCTTTGCCCATCCTATCTACTATATCTTGGTACGCTCCTATAGCATTCTGTACACTTCCTACTACAGTCTTCACAGGCACAGTAGTTCCATTGCTTCCTATGAACTCTTTGTTTGTAGTTCCACCTACATACTTAGTATACCCAGTAGTTCCTGGTATATAGGTCTTCTCACTCTTTCCTTGTACATATGAGTTCTCTTTTGTCACAGCACCTTTAGCCACATCCATTGCATTTACTAAAGCACCTTCTACCTTAGTTCGGTAGTATACTTTAGAACCATCTCCAGCATCCTTAGCACTTACAGGCTTTCCTTTGCTATTAAACAGATTTACCATATCTATATCATTCAAGGTAGTCTTAGCGGCTACTACTTTAGGCACCATCTGTACCTGCTCTTTAGGTTGTGGTGATTCTCTTCCAGCCATTCCAAGTACTTTGTTACTACCAGTAGGGTTTACGAACTCTTGTAGATTAGGTTTCAGAGCATTCATTCTATCTTTTAGCGGAGCATTGGCAGTCTCCCATGACTTCTTAAGTGCTTCACCTGTACCCATAACAAGTCCTTGTACAGCTCGGTAAGGAGCAGTGAAAGCTGACTTATTGTAGGCAGTCTCTAGAAATGGCTTATCTCCTACAGGGGTAGGAGTTGTTACACCAGGCACCATCTTTGTTCTGTTGAAGAGTATCTCTGGGTTAGGATTAGTGTAGCCACCTGGAGCTGTTGTAGTCACTCTTCTACCTGAAGTTCCAGGTACTACTATATTTCTTCCTTGACTCATATATACTTCTTGAGGAGATACTGTTTGCTGTACTATAGTAGGTTGTTGTCCCATAGTCAGAGCATCTTCTGGTACTCCTAGAAGCCCTTGCCCTACAGCAGTCTTCATTGCCAGTAGATCAGCTCTCTCTTTTTGAGCTTGTTCCCATGTGGTAGTAGCTCTATCATCCTGTACTTTCAGTCTAGCTTGTTCAGTCTGGTATCTTGCTTCTTCTTTAGCATCCAGTTCTCTCTGTCGTACATCTTTCATCAGCTGATTGGCATAATCACCTAGTTGGTTTGCACCTTGCATTGCTTGTTGCATAGACTGTGCTGACCCACTGAAGTCTGGTCTGATTTGTTGTAGTGCCATATCTTCCCCTTAGCCTATAGAGGTGAACCAGAGATCTTCTGGCCCTCTAGTTGTGCTTGTCGCATTGCTCTGTCATTAGCAGTCATTGTGTTTCCAGCTAATCCCATTCCTACTTCACCTGCGTTCTGTATACCTGTGTTGTATTCACTTGCTTGGTTTGCTATTGCTCTGTTTGTCTCAAAGCCAAACTTATCCTTAGCCAGTCCATAGTTCTTATATCCTAAGTATGCATTGGCTAGGTTAGCCACTGCTCCTAGTCCTTGTGCTATCCCACCAGTAGTACCTAGTCCTCCTAGCATTCCTAGACCTGGTGCGTCTACCCCTATCTCTCCTGGTGCATAGTTACTGAAGTCCATCTCTCCTAGCTGTTCTGGAGTGTAGTTAGTAGTAAGAGAATCTATAGCATTCATATTAGTACCTATACCAAACTCTGTACCAAATACCCCATTAGAGTATGCTTTTGCTTTATTAGTTAGGGCATCCATTCCTGTAGCACCGTAATAGGGTGCAGAGTTACTCAATCCTTGTACTGCTGGTTGGTTACTAGGCATAATAGAGGCATACTGCCCAGCACTATCCCCAATGTAGGTGTTAAAGCCATCATTTCGTAGCGCCATTCTTCCTGCAGCTGTACTTCCTGTACGGGTAGATGGTAGTAACCCAACCCCTTTAGTACTTGCTAATGCAGCATTAGTTTTAGGCCCTACTCTACCATCTACGGCTAGTCCTCCGTAACTCTTTTGGAAATTACTAATATCTGTAGGTGTCCCCCATCCTTGTGATGCTTTAAGGTTTGCGGGAAATATCAACGGTGGTGGATTCTTCATTGCCATCTGTTATCCTTTATATTTATGTTATAAAGCTATTAGCTATTTAGCTTTGTATTCTCAGTATTATACCACACCTAGTTTATAATACTTAGCATAGTCAAACATTCCTATGTATGGCCTACGTATAGATATATCTACATGATCAAATTGCATACCTACTGCAGCATAATAGTTAGCATCAGGACCTTTGATGAATGGTTCATATGTATCATACGTAGCAAGTTTCATTACATCCTGTGTACTTAGGAATGATGAGAACTTATCCATAGCAGTTTCCATCTCCTTTTCCCATTCACTTACTTTAGTCTGGAATATCTCTGCTGCTGCACCTAGTTCTTTGTACTTTGCTTCTGTGTACTGTGTTACCGATGTGGTTACTAGGTCTGCAGTGGTCAATCCTAACTGAAGCAGGTTACTATCGAAGTATCCAGACTTAACAGCTACTACTACAGCTACTACTATAAGTAGTGCCTTAGCCCATGGAGCATCTATCTCAGATAGTACATACTTTAATGTCATAATAGCAGCCGTAGTTAGTAGAGCAGTCTTAGCAAATGCATAGAAAGCCTTACCTCCAGCACCTCCAGCTTTTATAGTCAACACTGCTAGTACTATAGATATCACTACTATTACTATTTGTACTAGATTCATAAACTCCTCTGTCTGGTAGAATCGTATATTAGTTATACTTCCTGCGTATACACTTAACTTTAGTGTTATAGCAAATAAATCTACTCTTTCCATAGGTGTTAGATCATATATCATATCTAGTGATAATGGTATAGTACATGATCCGTCAGTAGATTGTAGTGTACTAGCATTAACATTCGCAACAGTATCAGATACGTTTACTACAGTAGTAACTGCTAGGTTCAGCACCTGGTACTCAGTGTACCTATCTTCACTAATCTGCTTTTTCAATATAAGATTAGCACCTGCAGTGGTGTTAGTATATGTACCTACTTTACCTATGCTTCCTATCCTATCATACTTTACTAGGTTTGTGAATGCTATAGCCTTATTGAACGTATTCTCTTTTATAGCTATTAGGTACCCAGTCTCTCCTATAGGAGGATCTTCTGTAGTATACTGATCACCAAACCAGTTATACAGCATCTTAGCTATCAGTGGGTTTTGCTCAGCCATATCTATGTTAAATGATATGTATGCATCCTTCAGTTGAGCTATATCAGGATTGGTCTTTATAGTTTCTAGCATAGCATCTGTATCTAGTCCTATAGTCTTTAGTATCCCTACAGTAGTCTTGTACTTATCAGATTCCTTATCAGCATCAATGTCGATAGAGTTTGAGCGTAGTTCTACTATAGGTAGAAACTTATCGCTTGATAGGAAGTCTATAGTATCTAACTCTGGGTGTCCTGTATTGAATGTGTATACCCAGTAGTTTAATTGTGTACTTGTTCCAATATAATAATCAACTACTACTGTAGCTAAAGTAGGTTTTATAGGTGTAGTAAGGACTACGTCAGGGTTTCCTGCTGAAGTGAATGTACAGCTGTATGCACTACCTACTAGGAGGTATGTACTTAGTGTATACGTAAATGTATTGTATACCATCGTATTACTATAGGCATTATACCCATTAGTCTTATGTAGGTTATACTTCACCCATTCTTCATCAGTAGGTGCTCTAGTCTCTGCATCTAGTATTCCTACATCTGCAGTAAACTCCTTATCCAGTATAGGCTTCACTACTGTATGAGGTACACCTGTAGAGCGTATCTTCACTTCAGGTAGTTTAGCATGGAATTTAGTTTTACCGTAGTTATAAAATTGGTTATACTGTGCTGTAGTTTTACTTACCTCAGCATTCATTAACTTTATTGGATCTATCTGTGTTATCTCATGGTCTAGAGCTAGTTTGGTCAGTAACTTAGAGGATGCTACTACACTTTGATCAAATAACTTCTGTTCTATTACCTCTACAGTTACTACAGTCTTATCTTTTATACCAAATACTGCAAAGGCGTTAGTGAGACTCTTACCGTAGAAGTCCTTAAAATCACTTGACTCCTGGTACAAGAAATACGTAGCTACAGGACCTAATATAGTGGGTATCGCTACAGTAATCAGGATATCTGCTGCATCTTTAAAGACTCTTACAGTTTCTCTAAATATTTTACTGAAGAATCCCATATTACTATACTTTTATGCAGTTATAGTAATAGTTAATGCTGGGGATCTACCTGTTTCTATATTACTGGTATTAGAAGTAGTATACAAAAACTCATGAGCACCTAGCGATATATTAGCCGCAGGGGTCAGCGCAAAGGATATAAATGTGGAAGGTGTCGCTGTAAAATTCGGAGTAAACAAAGTCTGTAAGGTGGACGGGGTAAACACACCGTCTACATATAGCTTAATTTTCGAAGTATCCACATCTGCATCAACCACTCCAAAAATAGCGGGTTTAGGATTTGTAGTAGAAGGGGCGTTGATACTTGTAGGAGCAGCTAGATTTGTTATAGCACCTGTTATGGTGAAGTGTACTAAAGTACTCTTAACACTTTCTGGTCCAGCCCCTATTCTCGTCGTATACGCCGCAGTGTGTGCACCTAACGTCAATGGAGTTGTAGGGGTTAGTTCTCCTGTAGTAGCATTGTACGTTGAGGCTACTTCTGCGTTATCAATA